AAACACGCCGTCCGTAGGGGCCGACGTAGCGCCCGCAGGAATGCCTAGGCCCCATTCAACAAACACGTTTGCTGCGGGCTGGTTTGAAAACCCCAGCTCCGTGTCGCATGACAGTGTTTGCGCACCATCAAACGGGAAAAATGCGTAAGTTGCCAACACCGTGCCGGCATTAAGTGTCGTGGTTGACCCGCTGTTTGATGTGACTTGTCCCGCAGACCACGCATTTATCATTGTGGACGTGGTGTAGGTGTGCTTTCCGGTGTTCTGTGAGGTGTAGTTGAAGTTTTCTTCATCCAAGAAAATATCTTGGCTAACCCGCGTGCGGTAGTCTTGGTCAATCTCCGGTGGAATGGGGATTTGAACGCCAGTCACGCTACCGGCGTCCAATTCGACATAGGTATACATTGCCCCAACGTTGCCCGGATTGGCAAATGGGTCTTGTTCCGTGACCACTTTTAGTTGATCGCTACCAGAACCCGAAAATGCAGCAGTTCCGGTGGAAGTGCCTTTTAGATTAACGTCCATTGCCATGATTGCTCCTAATCAGCCCATACCCAGCGCACAGAGAATTTACCGGACAGCTTTTGATCGCTGCGCCCGTAAATCGTGAATCCAGTCGCTGCGGTGGGCGTTCCGCAGGTCAGGTTTAGCCACAATCCAACATACCGATGATCACTTGCGGTATGGTTTGACGTTGTATCGTCTGCCATCATGTAGGCTTCTACTTTCGACGTGGCAGAGATAGAAGCCTGTCCAGTGACAGCGACAGACGCCTCATTCGCTCCGGGATGTGCCCCAAAGTCGATTTCCGCTGTGCCTTGTCCTGTTGCCATCAAGTCACCGTAAACACGCCGTTAGAACCGGATAGAGTAGCCGTGAAAGTATCTCCGGTCGTCATGACCAGGCTAGACCCACGATCCCACCAACCGGCCAATACGTCATTGGTTTGGTTCCACAGAATCGCATATCGGAAAGTAAATCCACCGCCCGAAGCCGTCCATGCTGTTGGAGTATTCAGAACCAACTTATAAACACCAGCAGTTTGTGTGCTGCTCGATACTGTGGCTTGATTGCCGTTAACGGTGTATCCGCCACCTGTGGTTAGTTCGTTCGCACTGGCCTGATTGGTGTTTGATGCACTAGGGGCGGTATTTGAGAGGATGATCCGCCAAGTATCAGTGCCGCAATTGACGTTCTCCGTCAACGCTTCGGCGAAGGAGTTGTATTTGTTGTAGGTTGCCATTTATTCCTCCACGGGTGTTTTGAGGCCAACAAAACTGCCGTCTGCCTGTTTTTCTACTTTCAAAACTTGCCGCTTTGGCTTCAGCGCCTCAGCAATCAATGCTTGGCTTTCGGCCATTTGCGTCAAGAATTGCCCGAAGTTGTCAACCATCATGGTTTGGTTATTAACCAAGATTTGCAGAGCTTCGCTTTCCGCCCTTTCCGCCATCGCTGTTTCAGGTGTGGTCAGGTCGTTTTCCAGCCGGGCATAGGCTTCAATCCCTGCTCTGTTTGCTTCTTTTTCCTTGATGTCGATTTCGCGCTGTTTCTGTTGCGCGGTTACAGCCGCTTCCTGTTCTTTCAAGGCCAATTCACGCTCTTTCAATTCCAGCTCTTTGTCCTTGCGCTTCGATTCCGCGACTTGCAACATCATGTTAGGGTCTTGCATCGGATCAGGCGGCGGTTGCGGGTTTTCATCCGGTGGAGAGAAAAACCGTTCTGGGCTCTTTTCGCCAATGGCTGTAGCCAACTTTGCAGCGCTTTCGTAGAGATTCTTAGGGGCACTTGCATGAGCTGTTTCTGCTCATTGAGCAGCATTTGAGCGCCCTGCATCTGCATTTGCTTGTCAGAGTTTCCAAGCCCAACAGAAACCGACATATCAAACCGCGTCCGCCATGTTCTAGGGTCAATCGGCACCCATTTACCACGAAGACGGTACACCGTGGCTTTGTCTGAATGCCGACGACATAGACCATGCACCCCTAGCATCAGCTGCTTTAGGCCAGTCTCTGCGAAGCTACGGCTAATCAGGCCAACACGCTCGTTACCAGCTTCAGTAATCAGACGGATACCAGTCGCTGTCTTGTTCAGGCTATCAGCATCAGCCCCCTGGTTGTAGCGCGTCCATCCAGAACGATTTTCCAGTGCCGAATCGAAATACTCAATCATCGGCATGGTCACGCCGTTGATAGGGGTAATTCGCGCTTCTTGGATGTTTTCAGCCACCGTCCCCGCAGTGATTCGGACTATTCCGCCGATTTGGTTATCAATCAGGTCGTCAACGTTGACGTTTGGCCCGACATACGTGCGGTTGTTATTGATGGTATAGATGTTGTCCATCGTCTGCCGGATCAGGGAAGATTTAACCTCCTGAATCTCGCAAACTTCATCGGCTGGGCACTTTCCGTAAAAGCTGAAAGCCTGTGGCATTGGCGTCCAGGCAGCAAATGGGATTTCCTCGGCTTCCTCATTGTGAAGGATTGTCGTGCCTACCAAACACACACGCCGAAGTTCTGCGATGCCGTCTCCGTCTACATCAGCCAGCAGGTATGTTTCACGGTACAGCACTTCCCGCATGCTGGGGTCTACTGTCTCTCTGTCGCTATTGGTGTAGTCAAATTCGCGGCGTGCTAGATAGGTGTCGCTGTCCCTTGGGCTCTCGCTAGATTCATCATTGATATGGTCGTCAATGTCATAGCCCATCTCTCGCAGGGCTGAAATCGTTTTGTAAGTCCGATGTTGGACAAACTCAGCTAACTTAGGGTTGACGTTGGTCGCGTTTCTGGCAATCCTGAATTCTTCAGGCGGGATCACGCAGAACTTGGGTTCCCCGACTTCATCAACCACGCGCAAAACAACATCATGCCCCTCTGGGGTCTCTGTGTGTTCTGCGATCTCAACCCCGTTTTCCTGACTGAGCGCCGCAAACACGTCGGCATCCAGCCCGGTGTAACGTTCAATGCGGGTTCGTCTGGACTTCTCCCACCAGTACTTAACGACGCCGTTTTTCTGCAACAGGCCAGTTTTGACCCATGCAACAAGGGTCTCGAACACGTCATTTTTCTGTGTCACCAGATAATTGACGTATTCCGATTCTTGTTCTGCGCCGGGTTCGTCTTCCGGGCCTTCCGGCGTGAATTTGACGATATCGTCAGAACTGACAAACGGCTTGAGAATGATGGGGGTCATGCCCTCCACCACGTTAAACACGTCACTACTGACTACGCCGCTTCGACCTGTCTCCTCATAGCCAAATGGCTTGAGGTTGTAGTAATCCATTGCCCGCGCCTGGTCGCGCAGGATATCCTCATTGAGGGATTGGGATTCGTATTGCTCAATTAGGGCGACGATTTGCCCATCATCAAGCCCCTTACGCACTGGCAGTGCGGCCGCGCTTCTTAGGCTGCGGCGTTCCATCATCTTCAATACCGCGCCGCTTCAATTCGCTCTGTCGTTCCCGCAGTTCGTTGATGCTATCCACATACCCGGCTAGGGCTTGTTTCGCAGGTGCATCATCGTCCAGTGGGCGCAGCGCGTCGGCTTTGGCGGCCAGTATCGCAATCTCTGCCTCTAGCTGTTCGTTTGTCATAGGTGTCCATTGGGGGAAACACCTAGACTATATATCGCCTGTTTAGTTTAGGCAAGGGCGGTAATGCAGCGCCACCTCGCCTGACGCCCTCGCACGCATATCGGAGGGCGTCAATGCAATGATTGTCCTTGTCGGCCAGGATAGGAAGCACTGCGCCCGTCTTATCGTCGATCTTGTAGCTATAAAGGCTCAATTCATCTGCCACATGCGTACAGGATGGGTGCACCACAATGTCATAGCTCTTCAACCATTCCACCCCCTCTTCCACGCTTCGAGCGCCCTTCACTGCGGGTGAAATCTTGGGGAACCCGTTCTTTTGTAGGTGTGAAATCGTTTCAGGCCTGGAAGAATCGGCCACCATAGGCCATTTCTCGCTGTCTGGCAGGCTCATAAATAGCGCCGGTGTATCCACAATCTCACATCCTAGACGGTAGGCTTCACGGGCCACGTATAACGTTTTACCTACGGTGTAGCACTGGATTAGAACGGTCGGGTCAATCGAGAATCCCCAATCTGCCCCTTGTCGGATGATGGCAGAACGGTCTATTTCAAACTCTTCTACCCGCCAGTTCCTGAACACTCGTGCTTCGCTGTTTCTTTGATATTCACCTAGCCAAACGTGCGCGTATTTATCAGGATCGCGCCGTTTATCGTATTCCAGCTCGTCCTTTAGAACTTGCGGCAACCATGGGTTATCGTGATAGTTGGCCTGAACTACCACAGCGCCATCCGGCGGCGTTATCCTCAGAAATGCGTCAACAGGATCACTAGATAGGCTTGGGTTCCAGCTAAACCAAATCTCTGACCCTTCTTTGCGGATCGTTGGCCGAAGTAAATCTAGGCTGCGCTGGCTCAGGCTTTGGGCCTCCTCAACCCATGCGCCATCAAACCCCTCTAGCGATTTAATAGAGTCAGCAGTGTGATTCTGCATGCCCTGAAAGATGATTAAGCCACCCCCTGGTGTGCCTATCTCGAATTGCTTGATATCGAATCCACCAACCCCCATGGATTGAATCTTGTCCTCAAGCAGTCTCTTTACTGACTGTTCAAGGCTTTTCTGGACTTCTCGGATACATGCCCAACGTGTGCCAGGATGCATCAAGCAACGCTCGATCAGGAGCTCGGCAAAGAAGTGTGACTTGCCCGACCCTCGCCCGCCATGTGCGCCCTTATATCGTGCCGGGTAGAGTAGCGGCTCATATACCGCCGGTGTTTCAATCGTCAGCTTTGACAATCTTGCGCTCAATTTGCTGGATTTGCAGTGGCCCGCCGTCTTTGCCGGTCATTTCAGTCCTGGCCAGCTTGGGGATGTGATACTCAACCACTGATTGAAATAGCTCAAACGCCTTTGCAGGATTGTCCTTTGCCACTCGGTCTAGCCA